GACCCAGCGCCGTAGTATGCAATGCCACGGAACAGACTGGTCATCTCCTGGATGACGTTGTAGACCTCATCACGACTGTTGATTAGCAGATTGCACGAGAAGCGTGGTTCTTGCCCGCCTTTGCCGTTGTCAACTAGCGTGTTGCAGTATTGGCTGATTGCAAAGAAGTCATACTTGTCAAGGCTGCTCGTTGGGATAGAGGCGCCATAGCGTGTATTGGTCAGCAGATCCCACAGACACCAGGCGGGGTCATTGCACCATGTTGCTGCGCTGAATGTACCATTCCAAACGCCGGCATATGTGACACGCCCGATATGTGTTGTGGTATCTACAGACGCATTGGATGGCAGTTGGATTTTTATGCCACGGATTAGATATTTGCGTGTTGGGATCGAATCAAACTGTCGAGAGTCAAAGCGCAAGAATGATAGTGCGCTATTGGGGTAACGCAGCTTCTCATCAATGATTTCTGTGTAGCTGAACCAGAACGTAAGGTTTTGACGCTTAGTTGATGATTCGTCATCGCTAACACGCACCACGCGAATATCAACAGGAAATGCCCCGCTCAGCGTCAGCATGTAATCACGCTGGTAGGAGTTGCTAGTCTTGCCGCTGATGGTGTCACTGACCACGGTGTTATAGCCGCCGCCGTTGTACTGAACCTTGATTTCTATTTGTACGCTATGACCAACAATATCGCCGTTGTCTTGAATAATTTGCAGTGACGGCACTTGAAGTGTGACGCGCACGCGGTCAACATCGGTGTCTGTGATTGTGCGGGTGATTGGCGTTGCCTTGATGACTTCTACATTGACGCCTTCCTCACTTTCTGTTCCAACCTGCTGGCTGATATAAGTTTGGGCTTGTGTGCCATTGCGGGTAACGATTGTAAAACCCGAGAAGTTATTGTTGCCGGCAGCATCTTCAACTGGTGTCCCTGATAGAAAAATGCCCTTGTTACCATTTTCAATGCCTTGAATCTCGCCTTCTGACAACAGATCGAGCACATTGCCGAACTGAACGGATTGCAGTGAATCGTCAGCTTCTGTTGGTGTACGGCTTTGACCACCGCCGCCGCCACCTTTGCCTCCTCCTCCACCGCCACCGCCAGAACCTGCAATGCCAAGACCAAGACCCGCATTGTGAACACGGATGCCAGCAGCAATAAAGGTGTGATGCCCTTCGACAGTCAGGTTGTAGACAGTGCCGGTGCCTGCGTTTGTTTTGTTGACGATGGGGCGTAGGTGCCCGTTGTGGTCAACTAGGCAGTCATCTGTGCCAAGGGTGTTGATTTCGACGAAGGCATTGAACTGGTTGAGTACCCAGTGGTTTGGTGTGGCGTCAAGGATCTGACCGCCCCAGAGCGTGTAGCTGATGACAGGCTCGTTTTCATGCTCATGAATTTTGAGCACTGCGGCTTCATGGATGTCGCCGTTATGGTCAAAGCTCCAGACCAGATCGCCGGGTTGCAGCTCATCAATGCGGCGTTCACCGTTTGGTGTGGCGATCAGGGTATGCCCTAGAAAGCAACCGCCGCCACCACCGCCGCCAGCACCAACAATCCGTGTCATATCTGTTGATCCACGTCAAGACCGCTAGAGAGCACGGCGGAACCTACAAAACAACGCCCGTAAGCGATGGGCACAGGCATCCCTTGCTTTGCAGTATTGACGATGCCGCTAAAGGTAAATGATTCCATTTTTGCTGCTTCACGTCCGCGTTCAAATATGCTTGTTGATTGAATGGGGGACGGTGAAATAGCTTGTGCGATTCCGCCTAGTACTAACGATGCGCCCACCAAGCTAAATACTGTACCCAAAGAAGTCAAAAATGCGCTGCCAGCCGTTAAACCTGCTGCAGTTTGTGCGGCAGTTACCGCTGTGCCCGCCGCTAATTTGCCACCTAGACCAACTGTGCCAAATGCACCGGCACCAGGCAGCAAAAATGACAGCGCAATCAAACCAATGCCAATCCCAATTTGTGCGCCGCTGCCACCAGCACCTGCGAGAACTGGAGTAATACTCAAAACCTCACGTTCACTCCATGGGCAAAGGGCAAGCACTGCATTATTTTCATCAATCTTCTCTTTGCCAATACTTACTCGATAGCTAACGCCATCCTTTTCGCTATTCAATAACCACGTATCTAGCCCAGGAAAGTTGACACACAACGCCTTAAATGCTTGCGCGGGCGTTTCTGCGTCAAATTCAAAACGGCATTGCCCCAGCTTTTTGCGGAGTGCGCCGTAGACCTTAACGACTTTCATGCCGAAGGGCGCAGGCAGTGCTCTTCAAATAATAACCGCCGTACAGATCCCTGCTACTGAGCCGCCTCTGCAGGTGATGGATCATCAACTGATCGCCCAGGTACACTGCCGCATGGTTGGGCAGCGATGACTCCATGTGCATCAAGATGGCGTCACCGTACTGCAGCTCATCCAGTGGTATTTGGTGGAAGCCCTCCTTGGCGAAGTTGTCCATGTACAGGCTCTCGCCCTTGAGCCAGAACTGATCGCGGCGGTCGTAGTCCTTCAGATCCAGTCCAAACTCTCGCTTGTACCAGTCCCTGCAAAGGCTGTAGCAATCGACAATGCCGAACACAAACTCACGCCCGACGTAAGGCAGCTCGAATCCATCAGGCTCGCAGTAGCCCCACAACTCGGTCTGGGGATTGACGATGTGCCAGGGCAGCCCGGATTTTTCGCACGCGACGCGATCAGCCTGTGATGGAGCGTGGTTGGTCTTGGGGTGGCTATGGACTACCGCCACGATTTCGCCCTGATCCTCAATCTCGGCGTACTGCAGCGGATCCAGGACAAAGTGCTCATCTGGGGTTTCTGCCAGATTGCGGCATGGAAAATACCGCTTGCGTCCTTTGATGACAGCAACAAGCCCGCAGGATTCAACAGGGAACTCAGCCTTGGCGTGCTCCAGTGCCTGCTGCTGGATGGTTTTTGACAGATTCATTCGGTCAAGCCTGCACCGGGGAACGAGCCAAAGGGTAATTCAGCCGTGGCGCCAAACCGCAGCTTGCACGAGCTGAGGCGTTTGCCGCATTTGTCGGCAGCCAGCGTGGCAACAGACTGATCGTTGACATTGAAGTAAGTGGAACCTGTGTAGCTGCACTCCGTGCTGCGGTACTGCCATTGGCAGATGTTGGCGATGATCTGCCGCTTAGGGATCATCACACCAGCAAGATCAAATTTGCTAGCAAGCTCAAAGCTGACGCTATCGCGGGTTTCGCTTGCCTTGCGATCTATAAACCAAACCTCATCTGGGAACTTGGCGTGGGGATCTGCTGCTGCTTGACCGTCTAGATATTTTTTCAGTGTGCGGATGCGCTTGACGGTGGCGCCACCAAGGTCGTTGCCCGCAGTGGTGGCATTTACGAGCAACAGCAGTGTTGTCATCGTGCCGTCTAGGTTGGCGATGGTCAGCGTGGGGCGCGGCAGTGTGCCGGTGTTGGTGTACTCAAAGCCCTCCGCTTTGACTGGTAGGCGGGTGTATGAGTTGCCGTTCCAGACGATGTTGCCGCTGACGTTAGCGTTAGCGCCGTTATGGAAGCGATACGTGTCGTTGCTACCGTGCAACGTTGTGTCCAACGTCAGCTCAAACAACTCAATAATTGCACTCGGTGCAATGGCAGCTAGATCCTCGTAGCTGCTAGCAATCGCAACCCAGGTAACGGTGTTATCGGTGATGTAACTGCCAACGTCTGTTGCCCAGACAGGTTCAGTGGCGCCACTGGTGCCAGCTACCGTGCATTGGAAAACCAGACCTGATGCCTGCAGCGTTGTAGAACGCCGGATGTTGCCAACGGCAAAGGCAGTGCTAGCAGTCCAGGGTGCGTATGCCATTACGGTTCAAAGACCTGACGGAAAGTGGCATTGATCGTATTTACATTTGCATATTGGAAATCACGCGACCAACTTTCAACAACCCATTTATAGGCAGTTGCTTCGTCTAGTGGCGTCCAATCAAAGCTTGCGTTGTCAGCAGCGCGTG